AAAATCGACCCGCAAATTGAATTTCCCAAAGTGGAAAAAATGCTCTGCAGTCTGGCGTGGAAAGTCGCGCAAGCTTGTCCAGTAACTTTCGAAGAGTCGCGGAGCGAGGCTTATCTGGCCTTCATGCTCGCTTGTCAAACTTACGATAGCCGCCGCGGTTCTAAGTTCTCTTCCTGGTGCTACTTTAAGGTCTGGACGAGCTTGCGCAGCTGGATAACGAAGCGGACGAGAGACCCGCTAATCTGCACGGAGATGAACGACGAGTTGACTGGATTCGCGCCGGAGCAACGTAGCGAGATTATGGATATGATTGGTGGCTTGTCGGAAGACGCTCAAGAGATAATCAGTCTCCTGCTGGAGACCCCGGCGGAGATTCTGGAAGTGGGGCGGATTGCTGCTGGCCCGCGTCGCGGAGAAAGTCTGGACTTGGGGAGCAAGATGACGCCGAAGCAACTGCTGGCGAGAGTCAAAGAATATCTCCAGAGCAAAGGCCTGGACAAGCGACGCATCGAGCGAGCGCAACGAGAGATTGAATTGCGGTTTTGGGAAGTGTGGGCTCATTAAATTTATGAAAACAAACAAAGATACTCCTCCGCAAGTAGAGAACTTGACCGAAGTTCCTTTTACGAAAACCATCCCCGACGTATCGTGGTATCGGCATCAATCGTGGAAGCCGGGCGAATATAAGCGGTTTCGTCACATGCATACAATGTCTCAAAACATTACGGGCTTCGAGTTTTTCAACGACAAAAAAGACCTTGAAGAATTAGAACGCGAAGGAAAATTAGACTCGGCTTATTATGCGAAATGACCAAGCTTAAACCATTTCAGTTGGCTGGCGCTCGTCAAATCCGAGCGTTCAAAGGGCGAGCTTTGCTGGCTGATGAAATGGGATTGGGCAAGACTATTCAATCGCTCTATTGGATTCTCAAGACGCCACGCCGACGGCCAGTCGTTATCGTAGTCCCCGCTTCGGTCAAATATACTTGGCAGTCGGAAGCGGCCATCCACTTCAATATGCGGACGGAAGTCTTGGAAGGCCAGATGAAGCGACGCCAGCCGCTTCCCGGCTCCGTAGTTATTATCAATTACGATATCCTGGAATCGTGGTTGCCGGTTCTATTGAAAGCTAAACCGCAAACGGTAATCTTTGACGAAGCGCATTACCTGAAGACGCCGAGAGCGAGACGAACCAGAGCCAGCCGGAGGCTGGTCAAGAAAGCTTCTTCGGTTATCGGGCTGAGCGGGACTCCGTTGACGAACCGGCCGATTGAGCTCTGGTCCATCTTGCGAATCATCCGCCCCGATTTGTTTCCATCCCGGGAAGAGTATGCTTGGGCGTATTGCAAGCCGCGATATACTCCGTGGGGCTGGAGATACGATGGCGCAACGAACTTGAAACAACTGAACCGGATTCTCCGCTCGGAGTGCATGATTCGCCGGCTCAAGAAAGACGTGCTGCTGGAGCTGCCGGCCAAGACTCGGCGTATCGTTCCGTTCCGGCTGGCGTCTTACAAGGAATATCGTAGGGCTGATAACGAGTTTCTGGTCTGGCTCAAAGAGACCAGCCCATCCCGAGCGATGCGGGCGAAGAAGAGTCTGGCGCTCGTCAAAGTCGGATATCTGTTGCGGCTCGTAGCCAAGTTGAAAATGGAATGGACCAAGCAATGGATTGAGGAATTCTTTATCGCGCACCCCGGGGAGAAACTTGTGGCGTTGACCATGCATACTTTTGTCATCGACCAATTGAAAGAGAGATTCCCGTCCAGCGTCGTTATCGATGGCCGCGTAGTCGGGCGCAAGCGGGACGAGACTGTACGGAAGTTCCAATCCAATCGTCGCGTCAATCTGCTGTTGGGAAATTGGAAAGCGGCTGGAGTCGGAATTACTTTGCATGCGGCCAGCAACGCGGCAGCTCTGGACTTCCCTTGGAGTCCCGGCGACTTGCTACAGGGCGAAGACCGCATCCACCGGATTGGGCAAAAGAAGAAAGTCGTCATTCATTACTTGACGGCGTTAGGGACTATCGAAGAGAAGCTGGTGCGAATTCTGCGGAAGAAGTCGGATATCTTGGACGCAGTATTGAACGGAGAAGAAGACGCTCAGAGCTTCAATATCTTCGAAGACTTGCTGGAGATAATACGAACGGAGAAATTATGAAATCTGAACTGCAGCACCACAAAGGTGTTTTGTTTTTCAAGGGTATCCCGATAGATACCAAGAACCAATTCAAAGCGGCTTGCGCTCGCAAGGGGCAGACGATGCAAGAGGCTATCGTCAAGCTGATGAAGCAATACGTCCTTAGGAAATGACCATCCAGGAGCTATTGTCTGGCGCGGGGATTGAATACTTAGAATCCGGACACAACCATTGCCGGGCCGGCTGGCTGCAAGTCAGAGTTTGTCCCTTCTGCGGTTCGCAAAATTACCATCTCGGGTTCAATCTCTCCGACAAGTTTTTTGCTTGCTGGAAATGTCGCTGGCACCCGGTCTGGGAGACGTTGCTCAAGCTCGGAGTCTCGTCAGCAACTATCCGAGAGTTTCTCCACGACTACGAGCTAGGGAAAGAGCCGGAGAAAGCGGAGTGGTCTGGGCGATTGAAAGAACCGGGAGGGCGCGGCCCGTTGCAACGCTGCCACCGGGACTATCTCAAGCGTCGTGGATTTGACCCCGAAGAGATTCAGCGCCTCTGGCAAGTCGAGGGAATCGGGATAGACGCTCGACTCGCTTGGCGAATCTATATTCCGATATTGAGCAAGCGAGTCCGCGTCAGCTGGACAACTCGCGCAATCGGGGAGCGAGCGACGAGACGATACTTGTCTGCGCCACAGACGGAAGCGAGTATCAATCTCAAACACGTCATTTATGGAGCGGATTGGTGCCGCCACGCCGTCGTAATCGTCGAGGGCCCGATAGACGCTTGGGCTATCGGTCCCGGCGCTGGAGCGCTCTTTGGGCTCGCCTGGACGAGCGAGCAAGTTAAGACGCTCGCCAGCTTCCCGAGACGCTACATCTGCCTGGACTCGTCGAGCGACGCTCAAGCGCGGGCGCGGGAGCTGGCGGACTTGCTCGCTTGCTTCTCCGGAGTAACGGAGAATATCGTAATTGACGCGAAAGACCCGGCGGAGTCTTCGAAGAAAGAGCTTCGCTTGATTCGGAAAGTTGCTGGACTGTAAAGAAATGAGACACTGTCTTTCTCTTTTGAGACAGTAGTGGAAAAGAGTCGATTTAGGGTTTAGTTTAAGAGCAACGAGTTAGAGATAATTCAGTAGTGGCATTGAGCTTGCTATTAGGGGAGTATGAACGAGAACAAATATCGAAGAGTGCAACGCAAAGAAGACGGCGAATGGTTCACGTTAGAATTGCGAGATATCTTTATCCAAACTGACAATCAAGCGCGGGAGCTAGTCGCTCACTTTACGTCAACGCAAGGCGGGGAATATCGGACTCAATTCAAACACGGAAGGCGTTGGTATACGGTGCCTTTGAACTTGAGCTAAAGTATCCCTAAGGGCTGACGATAATACTGGTATGAAACGAAATACGTGGACAAAACAAAATCGAGTGATTGACGAGAACGGCACTCCCTGGGACCAGTTTGTGAATAGCGACGGGACGTTGATTAAGCGCGAGAGCCGGGATTGTATCGGCGAAAACGGCCGGTTGCAAGTCGGATGCACTCCGATGGTCAATTACGCTCGGGTCGCAGCGCCGAATGAATGGTTTTATACGTTGCGCGACTTGTATGCGTATCAACTCAAGACAACAAAAATATGAACGAATACTGGAATCACCCACCCGAAGACCCCGCTGAGCCGCCGGAATGTTGCGGCGAGTTTATGGACGTAACTGACGAAGGAGCTTGTGTTTGCAAGACGTGCGGCAAGCGAATCGAGCCAGAGAAATACGAAGCTCCCGATTTGAGCTAAAGTATCCCTAATGGCTGACGATAACTCTAGTATGAACGAGATAAATGAAACGGTGGTAGCGAGACTGCAAAAAGCAATCGGCGAGCTTCTAAATGCCGGCTGGACTACGGGCGCGATTCGAGACGCTTTGAGCAAGCAAGCGTCTTTCGGGAAATACGACGGTTGCACGCCCATAGCGATTAAGCTTATGGCTGACGCAACTTGCAAGACGATGAGCGCGGAGATTCGCAAAGTTGATAATGAGATTGCTCGGCTCGCTGTAGCGTCGCTCAAGCGAGACTTTCCCGATATCGCAAAGTATTTCAAAGCTTGAGCTAAAGTATCCCTAATGGCTGACGATAATACTGG